TCTTATTATGAGCTAACAGCTACAATATGGGATGAGTTTGGAGCATCTTGTCTAAAAAAAGACCACCAAATAACATTTGGTGGCGGAGAAAATAACAAATTTCCAGAATTTTGTTACATCGCACATGATTTCGATAGGCTGGTGGAAAAAATAAAAATCAGAAGAAAAATCTTAAATAAACATATTTCATGAAGATTATTTAACTATTATTATGGGGAAAATTAATTCCACATTTAAAATGTGGGAAATATAAAGTTGACATATTATGTCAATACAAATCAATGGCTTACGCTAAAGCGGGTTATCATGATCGCGTAAGTATGTATCGATAGCTTGCTCGATTACTTCATACAATTTTAATCCGTGGGTTGCACCATAGGCTTTTGCACGGTGATGTATACTAGGATCAATCATCATATTTAATGCATGTCTGTATATTTCTTTGTTTTCTTTGTTTTTTACTGTTGACATTGATTTTACCTATGTTATATTAGTTTTATTAGATTATAAAGAAAACATAGATAATGTCAATAACAATAATAGGAGTCAAGACAATGCCTAAAGAAGAATCACTAGCAACTATACCTCGCATAGCACTTAAATCATATTTGGATTATCGCAACAATTATCTAACGGTAGAGTTGTTTGCAGAGAGCAAAGAAATAACCATTGATTTTGCGAGAGCCTTGATGATAGAAGGCCGTAAAGCACTTGAATTTGTGACTAATGGAACAACATATTTAGACTGGCAATAAGAGTCAACAACATGAATGCATATAGCGACGCACTAAGAACAGAATTATTAACCTATACCGAGGTAAAGCGCATCATCAAAGATCATCATTTGGGTAAAAAAGAGCTTGATCTATTTATGATTGATGTAGATTGCAGCGACCTTGATCGTAGAGAGAGGCCATTGTATAGTGGTGACGCACTTGCTGATTTTTTGGGATATTAATTTTGATGAAATAATTTATTGAGAAAATCATAGGAAAATGTGGTTGATAAAATTATTCAACCGGCACGGAGTAAATACATTAATAACAGTGTGTTATTAACAAAAAATATCCAGCAACCGGCAGAGGGGAATCAATATATTTTAGACTTGGCAGTAAAGATCGAAAGGTTGCCGATAATAAAATTCTAGAAATATTATATTTACATAAAAAATATGTGAATTATATCTTGACTTCATATAGATTAATTTTTATGATTATGTTTATAAACTAAACGTTTGTATATTGTCTCGTTATTTATCATTTTCATTGTGAAACGCTTCCATTGGAAATGAAAAAATGACGAGATAATTATATTATGGTGGGGGTTAACTAAAGTTGCTTGGCAATTTTGACCGATCTCCACCGCCAATAATGCATATCATAAAAATATATGTCTTTTGATACTGTTCTTGCGGATAAAATAACCGAAGTCATAGCAGTATTAGAACAAGCCGCATCTATTGAAAAATTATTACCAGATAAACAGAGGATATCCTTAGATTGTAAAGCTTCATGGCCTGATTATGTCTATGATGCAGATGATAAGAAAGATCAGGAACCAACAATACGCCGCCCACTCCCAACAGCAAAACAAATAGATTTACTTAATAAAGCATTATCTTGGTTGGATATTATAGGAACCGGCAGAGACAATAAAACAATATCAAGAAAAAGAATAATTTGGGCTAAATCAAATAAATTTAGCTATCGAGATATAGCATTTATTTCAGGAGTGCCGCCCTCCACAGTGGAATTATGGTATAAAAAAGACATAGCTATAATAGCCAATAAAGTATTTATTTGACATATTTTATTATATAGTAAATAATAATATTATGGGGTTTTCCCTTTTCCTCATTAAGCATTGATTATTTATAGTTTTCTCATAAAAACACCTCTATAAAATAGAGGTGTTTTTTATTGTAAAAATATGTTGTGCATCCTGTGCAAAATATGATATATATAGAATTATAGTCGGATAGTAGCGGCTTAAAGTGATTTTCTGTTCATAAAAACACGAAAAATGATTATTATGACTATATTACATAGGTTTTTATCATTTTTCGTGTTTTCTTCAGAGCTATTTCATCAAGAAAAAATCATACCTCAAAAAAGCATAGATATGACAAAAGAACATCTTACCAAAAGAAAAGAAGATTTAACAGGAAAAATGAATTTTCTAAATGGAGCTATGCAAGAAGTTGATGCTGCATTAAAGTCATATGAATTAGATGTAAAAACCGCAATATCTGATGTAGTAAATTCGGTAATAAAAAAATAGAAAATGGCTGAAATTCCTATAGAAGATCTGATGGTTAGTGATTTATGCATGAATCAAGTTCTATTTGTTGCGGCATACTTTAGGAATAATTTTAATCAGCGAAAGGCCTATAAAGAAATATATGGCGAACACCTATCAAATGATCAAGCTGATTCGTGTGCATCTACACTAATAAACACTCCTAGAATAGCAGCAATCGTTAGAAAGAAAAAAGAAGAATTAGTTGAAACTGCTATGGTAGATGCCAGATGGGCATTACATAAAAGAGTACAAATCATAGAAAGATGTATGCAGGCAATGCCAGTTCTGAAATATGATAAGGAACTTGGACAATATATAGAAACTGGAGAATATACTTTTGATTCTTCTGGTGCCAATAGTGCATTAAATTCAGTCGAAAAAGTACATCTTGGAATGGCTGAAAATAAAAATATTACAACAAAATCAACAATAGAAATTTCAAGTGCAAAATCAACTCTCTTGCGCGGACTTATTCAGGACTCTGCCACCGAGTGAACAGATAGAAAGAGTTAATAGTATAAGTGATGCACAGGCAGAGGCATTGCTATTTGATTGGTCATGGCATGCAAGACCAAATCAGATTTTACCAACTGGAAAATGGATTAACTGGGTTATCTTGGCGGGTCGTGGTTTTGGAAAAACGCGGACAGGTGCTGAGACTGTTAGAGAATGGGTTAAAGAATATCCATACGTTAATCTTATCGGTGCTACCGCTGATGATGCGCGCGATATTATGATTGAGGGAGAAAGCGGAATATTGGGGTTGTGTACGAAAGATGAAAGACCTAGATATCTCGCCCATAAATCACAATTAGATTGGCCTAATGGTGCAAAAAGCCTAGTATTTACTGCGGATAATCCCGATAGAATGCGTGGCAAGCAACATATGAAATTATGGTGTGATGAGGTTGCAAGCTGGCGTTATCCTGAATCGTTTGATCAAGCCATGTTTGGTTTGAGATTGGGTGATAATCCTCAATCTATTATTACCACAACACCAAAACCCACAAAATTAATAAAAGAATTAATAAAAAGTCCTACTAGTTTTGTAACTAGAGGCACTACTTATGATAATAAAAATAATCTAGCTGGCGCATTCCTTCAGCAAATTGTATCTAAATATGAAGGTACAAGATTAGGACGGCAAGAGCTTAATGCAGAAATACTTGATGATAATCCAGGCGCATTATGGAAAAGATCACAAATTGATGAATTGCGTGTTAAAGAAGCTCCTAAATTAAGACGAATAGTAGTCGCAATAGATCCATCAGTTACATCTAATGCGGATAGTGACGAAGCTGGAATAGTGGTTTGTGGTGTTGGTGCCGATGATCATGGGTATGTACTAGCTGACATATCGATGCAAGGAACTCCTGAAGAATGGGCTAGAGTAGCAGTTGATGCTTATCATTATTATAATGCGGATCGCATAATAGCAGAAACTAATAATGGCGGCGAAATGATTGAGACGTTGCTGCGTATGGTCAATAGATCGGTGCCTTATAAAGGCATCCATGCCAGCAGAGGAAAAGTTACAAGAGCGGAACCTATAAGCGCATTATATGAACAAAAAAAATGTCATCATGTAGGTAATTTCCCAATTCTTGAAGATCAAATGTGTGATTATGATGCTAAAACCATGAAATATTCACCAGATAGAATGGATGCTCTAGTTTGGGCTTTTACAGAGCTTATGACAAAGCCAGTAGGATTCTTTGGGTAATGATTTGGCATATATTTATACTATCAGGTATATTTTTATTTTTAATCATGACCATATTATTTATAATCGATTTTAATAAGATGAATAAAAAATAAATATGTTTGGATGGTTAAAAAGTAAGGCTATAGAGGTTGCTAAAAGCCCTAAGCTTGGATTCTTTTCAGCTAATTTTCCAAGACAAGAAAGAT